AAGAATATCGAAGAATTTGAGCAAGCGTTAGAGGCTGAGAAACGTATCTTAAAGAGATTGGAAGAAGCTGATGCTAAGAAGAAGGTGTGAAAAGGTTAAATATAAGACTGCTGCTCAGGCTTTAGATAAGCTCAGGTTTTATAAGCGTAAGGGCAGAACCACAAGGCTGAAACACATTCATTTTTGTATGGAGTGTGTTGTGTATCACCTTACAAGTAAAAGACAGAAGATAAAGGAGTAAAAATATGAGGAAAATATTAGAATTGCAGGGACAAAGGTTTGGTCGTCTAGTAGTAATTGAATTCAACCATAAGGATAAGTGGCAAGCTGCACATTGGTTGTGCCGGTGCGATTGTGGGAAAAAGAAGACGGTTCAAGGGGGAAATCTTAGGGGTGGATTAATACAAAGTTGTGGTTGCCTGCACAGAGAGAAATCATCTGAGAGGTTTACTGTGCATGGGTTATCCAGAACAAAAACATATAGGACGTGGGAAGCTATGAAAACTAGATGTCTTAATCCAAAGAATGCAAGGTACTGTGATTATGGAGGCAGGGGTATAACTATTTGTAAAAGATGGATACATTCATTTGAGAGTTTCTTTGAAGATATGGGGAAAAGACCTGAGGGTTTGACATTAGAAAGGATTGATAATAATAAAGGTTACTCTCCTGATAACTGCAAGTGGGCTACTCGGTCTGAGTAACAGAATAATATGAGAACTAACCACATTATAACATACGAAGGGGTATCGCTTTCTATAACAGAGTGGGCAAGAAAGCGTGGTATTAGTGTTAGTACGCTGAGTGCGAGAATCTATCGGGGATGGACAGTTGCGAGAGCCTTGTCATTTTAATTATTAAATAATAAAGAAAGGGGTGAGATATGGGTGATTTATCGTTAGTAAAAGATTCGATGTCTGTAGATGATGTGAGGCAACAGGTAAATTTAATACAGAATTTACTTTCACAGACTATGAAGAAAGACACGCATTATGGGGTTATACCTGGCTGTGGGGATAAGCCTACATTATTAAAAGCCGGTGCCGAGAAACTGGCATTAACATTCAGGCTTGATCTTGACTCAGAGGTTGAAGTCGTTGATATGGATAACGGTCATCGTGAGTACAGAGTAAAGACAACGGCAAGTTCAATCAATTCTGGACTCAGAATGGGTTCGGGATCGGGAGCGTGTACTACGATGGAATCCAAATGGCGCTTTAGAGCAGAGGCAACCGGAGAGGAAGTACCAAAAGATTATTGGGAGACAAGAGATCCTAATATAATCGGTGGCTCTCAATTCAGTACGAGGAAGATGGCTGGTAAATGGATGATAATGCACAAAGTTGAGCATGATAATCCTGCTGACTATTATAATACCTGTCTCAAGATGGCTGAGAAGAGGTCTAAGGTTGCCTGTGTGCTTAACGTGACTGCAGCATCGGATATATTCACACAAGACATAGAGGATATGCCTGAGTTTACTGAGAATCGTACTGAGCCGAAGCCTGAAGTCAAGAAGACTCAGAGTAAGAGTAGCCAGCAGGAAGCAGAAACATCTGATGGTGGTGAAATTATTACAAAGATTGCAGAAGTTAAGCAGAAGAAGAGTCCTTCGAGTGCCAAGAAAGCATGGACTCAGTATATTGTCCATAGCACAGGTGGTACACAGTATAAGACCTTTGATAAGAAGATTGCTGAGACTGCTGCTGAGGCTTGTGAAACAGACCAAGAATGCCTTATCATATTTGAGTATAATGAGAAGTTTAAGTCAAATGAGATTCAGGTCATAGATATAATGAAGGACGATGACCAAGATGATAATGTTAATCCGACTGAAGATGATTATGCGGATGATAACGCATGAGTGAATTTGTATATAATGAAGATACGAGGCTTCATACCTTATCAGGAAAGCGTATTCCTTCGGTATCTCAGGTGAATGAACCACTAACGGATTTCACCATGATACCGGAGGAAGTGCTTAAACGCAAAACAGAGCTTGGTACGCAGTTCCATGAGGCAATCAGGCTGTACTTTCACGATGATTTAGACCATGACAGCCTCGATCCTGATTTGGTTAAGCCTATGACTGCCTTTCATAAGTGGTGGAAGTATGAAAGCAAAGTCGCAGCTATCCATGATGCTGACATGGCAATAGAATGTGCTGCTGTTCATCCAACACTCAAATATTGTGGTAAGCCTGACTTGTCTATACATGAGGATACTGTGTACGACTTCAAATTAAGACAGTATAATCGGATCACGGACACACTACAACTGGAGGCATACAAACACATGATAAGTCGCAAGAGGTTAGATTTATATACGGTCTGCTTCACTCTTGATGGCAAAATAACGATGCACGACTCAAGGCATCCTAAAGCATGGGGTATATTCAGGAAAATGCTTGAAAGATGGTATAGAGAGAGAGAATTTAATAATCTTATGACACAATGGAAAGGAGTAAACTGATATGGAAACACCAACCGAAAGAATCACAGAGGAAATGGGTACTGATATTACATTGGTTACTGAAGAAGCAAGGGAATTACATATAGTCAGCCAAGAGTCCTTTGATATTACAACTGAGTTCATGGTCAAACTTGCAAGTCGGCTCAAGCAGGTGAAGAAGCATTTCAAGCCTATGAAAGAGGCTACACAAAAGGCCCATAAGGTTATAGTTCAGCAAGAGAAGGATATGCTTAATGGTCTTATTCAGGCTGATATATATTTAAGGGGCATAAGGGCTACATACGCTGATGAACAGGAGAAAAAGCAACGTAAAGAACAGGATAGGTTGGATAAACTGGCAGATAAGAAAGCTCAAAAGGAAAAGGAAAAACTGCAAAAGAAGATCGATAATGCAGAGACTCAGGCTGAGGTAAATGAATTACAGGATAAGCTGAACAATGTATATGCAGATCCCAATATAGCATCAGGTGGCATTGAGAAGTCAACTAAGGTTGAAGGTGGTGGCAGTACAAGCTGGATAAAGGATATTGAGGTCGTGGTTGAGCATCCTTTGGAGTTATTAGAAGAGATTGTATCAGGCAGAATACCCTTGAATGTGGTTGAAATTAAAACTGCAAAGCTGAAGGTATGGGTTAAGGCTAATGGTATTACCAATAAACAGGTTCCTGGTATCAGAGTAAAAGAGACAAGGCGTGAGTCTGTGAGGGCAGGTTAATTAAAATGCGCCTACGCATTATAATTAAGAATCTATAATTGTAAAGAAAAAAAATTATGATAGTATCAATGCCACTATATATTGATTTACCTCGTAAGATTATGAAGCCGAAGAGGTATTATCTTAATATTAATAATTATCATAACTGGCATTTTCAGGTCAGAAATAAGCTGAAGATTGCGTATTCACAGATATTGGCACCTAAAGTAAAAGGTTTAACGCTGTCTAAAGCTGGAATTAATCTGCATTTTCAATTAGTCAGGGGAGATAAAAGGCGTGTAGACAGGTCTAATGTTTTATGTTTACATGAGAAATTCTTTTGTGACGGTCTTATTAATGCTGGTTGTATAGAGGATGATAACGATAAATTTATTATTTCCACGCTATATACGACAGGTGAAATTGATAAGGAAAATCCAAGGGTAGATATATGGATATATACCACATAATATTATTAATAGTCTTACTGTTGGTTAATTGCCTGATATGGTTTGGGGTATTAATGACTTGTGCAATACAGGAGAGAAGGGAAGAAAATGAAATTCAAATGTAATGCCTGTGGCAAGATTAAGAATGTAGATATGAGGTATAATATATCTAAATACTTTATGACTAAAAGAGGTTATAGGTCATATTGTGAAAAAACAGGCAGGGATGTGTTTTTAAAGAAAGTGGGGAAATAATGCCAAATAAAAACCAAACCAGGTATCGTTGTCCAGACTGTAATAATATTGTATTTTTGAAGACTATGAGCCTTAATAGAAGAAATGGCGATAGGTGTATGGATTGCGGAGGCAGGTTGCAGCCGGATAGTGCAGGTGCAGATGAAAGATTACGAGTGGGTGCAGATCATCAGAACGAGCCAGACAGGGGTAGTATTAGAAATTTTAAGACACAAAAAGGCTATTTGAGAAAATAAACCTTGACACAAATGATTAATAATGCTTTAAGTATTTAAAAGTAGACATTCGTTGGTATGAACGATAGGATATATTATGTTGCCTTAGCTGGTAACACATAGAAGCCTGATGCGTACATACCTGCGTGTCGGGCTTTTCTTGTTTATATATAGTGTAGGGTGGCGATAGGAGGTTGTCCAAGATGTCGGTTTACTCCTGCGCTCTGGCGACACTTTAAAGTAAGTCCAGTAGGCACCGAACTCAGGCGGATACCTCAACGAGTGGCTAAATTTTATTACAAAGCCTTCTTTTCTGCTTGGGCTGGTTCTTAATAGAGTCAATTCTAAGATTAAGCTCTGTTAGGGTGTAGCCCTCAGTACGTTTTCCTCACGTTGGCTAAGTTTTTAAAACTCTGTTAAATATGTAAATATTGAAAGGGGAATTATTATGGTAAAATGCCTACATAAGAATAAATTAGAAAGTAAGATGAAGAATAATTTAACCGGAGAGTATTATGCTTGGGAGTGTGCTGATTGTGGTTATAAAGATGTAGAAGGTAGATCATACGCACATAAAGAAATAATAGAATATGCCACTATGTTGAAGAAGGCTGTAAAAAAAGCTGATATAGATAAAATTTTAAAAATATTAAACTTGGTACATGAAATGTCTAAAGATGCTATGGAAAGATTATCAACAAATGATTATAGAAGTAAAAAATACTTTGAGAAGATCTTTTAATTATGTCAATAACACCTGAACAAAAAAAGAATGTTTTCGAATCGCTTTGGAAGAAATATCCGAATAAGGATGGCAAGAAGGCAGCATTAAGACACTTTCTTTCCTCTGTAAAGACCTATGATGATCTGAATAATATTTCAAAAGCCCTGAATTGTTATCTCAGCCATTTAAGACAGCCATCAAATGCCTGGAAGAAGCCGAAGAACGGATCGACCTGGTTTAATAATTGGAAGGATTGGGTAACATATACTGAAGAAAGAATAATAAAACAGCCGAAATTCGTACCATTGACAAAAGAACAGGCTGAAGACCTCAAAATGAGATTTACACCTGAATTTCAGCACAAATTAATGCTAACACTTAGAACTTGTTGGAGATTAGCTAAGTCAAGAAGGTTATATAATCAAGCACCAGCTAATATGTGGTAAATAAGGCACCTGTGCCGTCATATTAGGCTCAAATTCTGTACTTTTCCAATATATAGGGTATTTGGTACTTAAAATTTACGAGGGCTTAGAATCGAAATAAGGAGGAATTCTATGACATTTAAAGAATGGCAGAAGAAGATTATTGATGATTTTAATACAGTCGGTAGGGATAAGACACAAATCACGGTCAGAAATTATCATAAACAGGGTTATACTTTTAAAACGATTGCTCATAGATACAGGTTGGTCAGGGATATTAACAACTTTATGAATGAAGATGCTGTCAAGAGAATATGCCTATCCCCCTGACAGCTTCCTTTCCTTATATCTTTCCTTTTCCATGACGCAAAACAAGTGTAACCTCAATCCAATAAAGACCGACTGAATGTGTTGCACCATTATCTCTTTTAGTGTGTGGCACAACCCAATAAAACACACGCTTGTTAGACCAGTATTTCCAGTTGGTAGCATATTTACGCATAAAGCTAAGACAAGCACCACGAATTCCTATCTGGAACATTCCAATCTGTCCAATATATCTCATGCAATAACTACGCTTCCAACTATAATCACCTAAATACCAAGTATCACCTTGATAATTTCTACGGAATCTAATCATAATTATTCCTTTCCTTTCCTTCTAAGTATCATATCAGCTACCTGCTCACATTCTTCCGGAGATAGCTGTTCAGATCCAGAATTTGTTAAAATGTAAAGCTGATGTAATAAATCTTTCCTTTGCATTACGGCTAACTTTTCCTCTGATATGAATTTAATAGGAAACAGAGCCTTCTCAATCCATTCCATAGCAGTCCTGACTTCTTCCCATAGTTCTTGTTCGTATGGCTCTCCATAACGGCATTTTGTTCTATAATCTTCCAGACCTTCCCATACAGCAAAAATCCACGATTCCCTCTTGTCCTTGTCAAGTTCCATTATTCACTTCCTTTCCTTGAAAAAGTTCTATGAAGCATGGTGTATCATCACCCACCCATGCGCCAATCTGATTGTAGTCAAAATACTCCCTCGCCTCGTCTTCTGTCATGCCATCGTCAATGTGCCTCTGAATGATCTTCTCGTAGTCATAAGCTATGATTGGTTCCTGTCCGAACCTGTTGCATATTCCAACTATGCAATCCTCATAGCCGTCCATTACCGTCATGCCTTCGATCCTTTCCTTCTGTTCTTCGTCCATTACATACCCAACCTTTCCATTTCTGCCATTACATCATTTGGCATATTATTAAACTTCTTTATGAAATCCTCTGCCGTAATCTCAACTGTTGGCTCTTTCTCTGTCGGTTCAAGCTGAAGGTCTGAATGATAAACATGATCGTCTTCTGTCCATGTGCCACCGTTGTACGCGGTAAGCTGTCCCTGAAGGCTTGGAAGCCCACATTCATTTGGAATGAATTCGTCAAAGCATTCATCTTTAAGGCCTGATTCCTTAATCACTCCCTTTATTACTTCTGATTCGTATGCCTTATAATTACTGGCATCGCGGTACATATAACTTATCTTCGTGTTCATCGGTTCCCCCCTTCGTCAGTATCAAATCCTTTAACTGTAATTTCACATTGTCCGTCTGAATCTCTTGTGCTTTCTAATTGTAAAGCGTCTAAATTGTAATCCTTCAACAAATAGAATACAACTTCGTTCTCTGTGTCCATATCCGTAAGGATCTCTTCCAATTCTCTTACCTTCATAATCATTCTCCTTCCAGTTTATCAATTAGTTGGTCAAAATATTTACAAGTACATTGATCTTCTGCGTGTTCAGGGTGCATTTCATAATACTGTCTTTCGTGTCGCGCGTTGGAATCCTCAAACTTTTGGTGCTGGTCATACGGACATACATGAAAATCCGCGTCCCTCATATCCCTTATCTCCTGCGTGATCTCTTCCAGCTTCTCCTTAGATAATAAAACAAAATCAATGTCATCACCAGCGCTGTAATTACTGATTAATTCTTCCAGCAGCTTCTTCTTAATGTCGCTGGATCCTTTTAATACTGATAAGAATATCTCAACACAATCGTCCGCGCTCATGCCTTCGTTGATTTTGTCCCAATCTTCTCTCTATGCCTTCATAAACTGATCCCTGTCCAAAGGCTTTCGGATCGGATAAAACTCTGAGTCCTTGTTGACCTCTTTCCAATGTGTTTCACAGAAGCGCGGTTCCCTGCCGTCATCTGTGCCGTAACGCTTCCCTTGTGAACACTCTGATTCAGTTGCGTCAGGGAATTGACACGACATAAACTCACAATAATCTTCTGAACCTTTGCCACCGTCTGCATACACTCCCACACCATGATCTACAAAATCGTTCTTCTTCTCAACTCCACTTGGGTACGTCCTGTTAATATACTTCTTCTTCTCTTCGTCTGGCAACTTCATAAACTCTTCAATATTCAGCATGATAAAATCCCTCACTTTCTAAAACAAAATAAAATTATAAAATTTGCTTCCTTTCCTATGTTTAAAAAAATTTGAATAACTATTTTTCCCGATCGAAAATCTGAAAATAAATCTACTGGCGCATTTGCGCTGGCAGTATGGCGCATTTCAGCCATAGTGCAGGATAAAATATCCACATAGAAACAAAAAAACTGCTATTTTTCGCGGATCTGAGCGCGGATATAAAATCCGATCGACAAAATAAAATATATTTCAATGTTTTTTATGTTGTAAACTCTTCCAGCGCTGGCGCTTATCCTGTTGGTATAGCCTGAGCGCATAGGCGGTCGCGTTCATTGGTATAGTAATCGCGTATATTATGCCAAAGGCGCAAAATCGCGCGGAATTTTTGAAACTTTTTTTAAGGGGTGCAAAGTGGCAAAAAAAAGGGAAGTTCATTTTAGCAGGTCGGATCAGGTCTTTATAATGAAGGAATGCGGATTGCCTGAAACGGAAGCTATGTTAATTGCCTCGATTACTGAGGGGTTTACCTTTAATATGTTGGACGCGCTGTCGCTGGCGTTCAATGCAATTAAAAAGGGGGTGAAAGCGGAATGCCTTTGATTTATAAGCTGTATTTAATCGCGGTCGGGACGTATTTATATTTTGAATTTGTAAAGGGGGTAATACTTTGAAAGTAAGCGAATTGTCAAAATTTGTAAGTTTAAGCGGTTTTTATACTACGTCAAACAGTCTGCGCGTTCCTGTATTAGTTACGGACGCGCGTCCAGCGCCTTATAATGGCGCGTCTATTCAGGTCGAAATTACGCCAAAGGGCGGAAGCGGTTCAACTTGGGTTGAAAAAAATTCTGTTAATTTTGAAGGGGGTTAAAATTGAGTAATAAAAAAAGTCTTGTTAATCGTTATTGTGAATTGAGGCATAATATTGATACGCTAAAAACAGAGGAAAAAGTTTTGCGCGATATGGTTTTAAAAGAGTTCACGCGGTCGGGATCTGATAAGCTGATCGGGGACGGTGGCAACATTATATTAAAGGTTGTTTCGTGCGCTCTTACCATTAATCCGCGCTTGTTCTTTAAGCGTGTATCTGTTCCTGATTTCATCAAGTCGGTGCGCGTGTCTATAACTCAGGCGCGGTCTTTTATCGGATCTGATGAAATTGTCAAAATTTCGCATAAGGGCGAAAAAATATCTTTAACCGTAAATCCGTAAAATTGAATTCTATCAACTAATTTTTTAAGGGGTACAGAATGAATATTTTAACAGATCATAACAGGGTAGCGGATCCGCGCGCGGTCAAGCTACAAGGTATTATTGAGGCTGGCGCGGTGCGTGTTCCGTCCGTATTAAATGAGATAAGCGCGGAATTTGATAACAGGCGCGATATGATCGCAAAACCTGACGCGCTTGATTTCCGCGTCAATGGTGATATACGCGCTCACGTTGTCGGGGACGCGCTTTCTTCTGATGTTGGATTTACTGGCTTTGCGCGTGGTCAACTGCTGGCGCGCGCTGGTGTACCTGTCGCGTATGCTGATAAGCTGATCGAATTAGGCGAATCGGAATTATTACTTAACAATATTAATCGTATGGTCGGGCGTAATTGTAAAGACGGTCTTTTATTCAGGCGCGTTAATGATACGGTTAAGGGCGTATTATCGCCTTCATATAGGCGTATGGATGCCAGTCCTATATTTGAAGGGTTCATTGAGTCCGCTCTCCGCGCTGGTTACGTTCCTTATACTGGCGCGGTTACGGATTACCGTTACCATGTATCTTTTATCCTGCCTGAAGTCTTCCAGCCTTCCGCGCATGAATTCATCGTTTTAGGTGTGGCAATTACTACAAGTGATTACGGATCAAGCGCATTAAAAATTGAAATGTTGGCGCTTCGGATTACTTGTCTTAATTTGTGCATGGGCGCGGACGTTATGAAGTCCGTTCATGTTGGCAAGCGCTTCAATACTACGGAAGACTTGATTCAATTATCTAATCAAACGCATGATTTAGATAACAAGGCGGTTGCGTCTGCGGTCGGGGACGCGGTTCAATCTTCAATAGGTCTTCAAGCTGGCGTTAAAAATAGGATCTTGGACGCGATGGAATCCGATTGTAATATCAATATAAATGACGAAGTTAAAAAGCTGAGGCAAAAAGGATTTAAAAAGGATCTCGCGGAGTCTGTAAAGGTTGCCTTTGATTCTGAAATGCCAGTTGAGTTTCTGCCAGAAGTCAAAAACAAGTGGCGCTTGTCTAACGCAATAAGCCTTATTGCAAAGGGATCAGCGCTGCCTTCTGATACGCGTCTGGATCTTCAAAAGCAAGCTATGGCGGTAATATCTTGAATATATTTTCAATGAATAGCAAACTAGCAAAGGATCAGATATATAAATTCAGTCTACCAGCGTTCCTGACTTGTTCGGGCGCTGGTGGCTGTCTTGATTATTGTTATATGTTGCGCGTGTATAGGTTGCGCGGTGCGGTGGCGTGGTGCGCTCATTGGCGTAATTATGAATTGTCGCTGCTGGACGGTTTCGCGGATCTGGCGCTGGCTGAGTTGCGCGCGCGTCCATATATTAAGATTCTGCGCTGGATGGATTCGGGGGACGTTTACAGTCAATCTATGCTTGATAAAATTGAAGCGGTTGCGGTCGGTTCGCCTGAAGTTTTCCACTATTGTTATACAAAGGCGCTCAAGCTGGATTGGTCGCGTTTTAAGGCGCTCAAAAATACTAAAGTGATTCAGTCGGACGGTGGGCGCTGGTCTATTGATAGGCGCTCGCCTCATGCGCTTGTATTGGATCAGGGCGCGCGTATTCCTGTTGGGTATGTGGATGCGTCCGCGTCTGATCTCGTAGCGCTGAAGCATAATAGAATCGCGCTGTATAGGCGTTAATCTTTTCAAGGGGGGTTTTATGCGGTGGTAAGATAAATTGACAAAATCTGAAATGTATCATATTACGGTGGAAGCTGGTTGTAATACCTTAAAAGATATGAGGCGGAATTTTGCTTTTCATGCTGAAGAGCGTTTGAAGGGTAATAATGAGCCTTGTTATCATTGTAAAGAGATCGCGCGTAAATTAGGAATGTTATAATTCTATATCTTGTATGGCAAAACCCTAAAAACAGGTAAAAACCGCGATGATCCGCGCGGCGGTTTCGGGGTTGCTATACTACATATTGACAAGGGGGTTAAAATGCTAACATTTGCAAAGGGTAAAATTAGCGGTTCAAGGTTACAAGGTGATATTAGTCAATCGTGGTTGTATTGTCCTGTTTGCTTATCATGTCTGACGCATAAAGATATTAAAGTAAATATTAATGGCGTGGCGCATTGTGCGCGCTGTGCGTCTGAATATTATCAAGATAAGGCGCTTCAGGATTAAATAGAAAAAATGCTGTTTTTAGGCGGTTCTGGCTTATATCGGTCGGGATCGCCTTTTTTCATGTCCTGAGATCCTCGCCAGCAGTCGCGCTGATCCTTTTGCATAGTCTAGCACCTATCAAAAATAAATAACTTGACAACATCATTTAATATATATAAAAGGACTATTGTCCGCTTGTAAATAGAGGGGTGGCGGTCGGGTTAAGGAATATACTTATAACAAATCAAAAATATAAAACAGATCCGCCAGGACAAATAATAACAGGATCTAAAATCATAGAATAGAATGTAAGCTGGTAAAATAAAGGACGCGTTTCGTTACTGTTGCGCGCGTGGCTATGGGAAGACCTTCAAAGTATAATAATAAAATCGCTGGTGAAATCTTGAAGCGCTTTGCTTCAGGTGAAAAATTAACAGATATTTGTAAACCTGATCGGATGCCTTCGCGAATGTCTGTCTTCCGCTGGCGCGCTGCCTTACCTGAGTTTGACAAGGCGTATGAGATCGCCACACAGAGCCACACAGAGGCGCTGCTGGACGTATTACATAATATTGTCATGTCCTGCGATGATAAGAGCGCGAAAGCTGCAAAGGTGAAAGCTGATTATATAACATGGTTTTGTAGTAAGCTCAACAAGCGTTATTCTGAGCGTTTACAGGTGGATGTTCGCAACACTCTTAACATTAGTCCAGCCTTAACAAGGGCGCTTGATCGCCTGTCCGCGCTCGCTCTTCCTGATCCCATTATTGAAGCTGAAGCGGCCAACGTAACATAGAACCCATTATCAGTCCTGATAGTAACATAATAAAACCAGTTCAATTCAGTACATATCAAGCCAGTTGTATCAATCAACAATCATTTCATATTAGAAATATCAATCCAAAATGAATCCAATTATAAACACCCTCCCCCTCGGGGGAAACTCGGGACTCCTATCCCCCCCAACGTCCTCCCTGCAACGAATTTTTTCTTTTTTCTTTACGAGGCGTGTCTGCCTAGTTTACCTTTTTAGTATATTGCGATATACCTTTTTAGTAACTTCAAGCTAACATTTTTATTTTTCTTTATGAGGTTAGTTTCACTTAATTGTATATATTCACCGAATGGTGAAACAAGTTATATTTTATTTTTTTTATATGTAATTATGTTACACTTTTTCCTTGCATTGTTTTGTGATTTATGTTACAGAGGTTTTATGAGTAGAGAAATTAAGTTCAGAGCATGGTTAAAGAAGAGGAAATATATGGTAGAAGTTATCTCATTAGATGCAGGATGTATTACATGGGATGACAATCAGATTGATAGATGTCTTCCCCCAAATAAGTGTTACGAGATAGAACTATTAGATGATGTAGAGCTTCTTCAGTACACCGGTTTAAAGGATAAGAATGGTGTGGATATAGTAGAGGGGGATATAGTTAAGTGGATTGACAAATGTGTAATTCTTTGGGATAAAGAAACTGGCGATTCTTTAAAAAAGTATGAAGGAATATCTCAAATAGTATGGAGACAATTAGGTTTTGATATAGAAGAATCTTCTATGGGTTATGAAGGCGAAAGTATGATAAGTTGGCACAACTTAGAAGTAATCGGCAATATTTATGAGAATGAGGATTTATTAAAATGAGTTTTGATATAGTGTGTCAGGAATGTGAAGAGGAGTTTGAGGCTAAGACTATGTTTGCCAGGTATTGTGGAGCCAGGTGTAGAATGAGGGCGTACCGTAAGACGGCTAAGGGCAAGGCTGCGTACACTAAATATAATGAGAGGTATAAGAGGGCATGAAATATCTTTGGTACACAATGGTTATATTCGGGGTTTTGGTATGGGCGTTTCTATTTATTTTTTATTTACCTGTGGGGAGATAGATGGAAATAGCATTAAAGATAAAAGCTAAGAATGGATTTCTTCAGAGATTTATTGAGGAGAGGGGATGGACTCAAGCTGAATTTGGTCGCAGGGTTGGTATAAATCAGAATTCTATTTGTAAATATTTTAATATGACAGGCTATCCCAATAAATATACGATAGAAATAATTTGCAGGTTTGTTGGTGAAACCAAAGAAGTCATTTTTCCTGAATTGCTCAAGAATGAGGATTTTCTAGAACTAGACAAGAAGACTACCTTCTATAAGAGAATTGATCCCGACAGAATATTAGGAGGGGAAGGTTTAGAGGCGTTACCTGCACCGGAGGATGACGAGAGCGATATAGAGCGCCAAGAGGCTATAGACCGTGTTGAAAGCGTACTTGATACGCTTACATATCGTGAAAGAGAAATTATTAAAATGCGTTTCGGCATAATAGAAGGTACCACGTGTACCCTGGAAGAAGCAGGAAAAAAACTTAATATAACCAGGACAAGAGTAAACCAACTAGAAAAAAGAGCATTAAGGAAGCTAAGGCATCCGGCTAGAAGCAGAAAATTAGAGGGGTTTTTAGCATGAGAAAACTTATATGTAAGCTATTCTGGATGTTTATAGAGTCGTGTGCTGTGGAGATAAGGCAGTACATCGGTTGGGGTAAGGGTATTATGAGGTTCTTTAAGACATGACCAAAGAAACTAAGTTGGAAGTGATCCTTTTGAGTACAATAGCTGTAGGCTGTGTTATATGGTACTTTACAGGTATGTGGATTATTAGTTTATTTTAACCTTTTTAAAAGGGTTCGTTATGGGTAGTGGCGCAGACAAGAAGCAGCCTGAGATAGAGTTGCTGAAGATGCGTCTGACGGCTGAGGATAAGTATGAAAGAATCCAAACCCTTCAAGGTGTGATAAATTATGAGAATCAGATACGGAGGAATGTCAGGTGTGTCTGTGGTTCCGGAAAGAAGTGGAAAAAGTGCTGTCTGCCGGTCCACGAAAAGAACACAAAGATTCTTGAGAAGATGGTGAAAGAATATCGTGATATGTGTGTGGAGATTAGAAATATTAACAGGAGGAAGGGGAAATGACTATGAATTATAGTGGTATAAGGGATAGTTTAAATACCGGAGATATTGTATTGTTTTCAGGTAAGGGCAGAATAAGTGGTATGATTAAATGGTTCACAGGTTCCCCTTGGAGTCATGTGGGTATGGTATTAAGACTTACAGAGTACAATATGTTGCTTCTGTGGGAGTCGACTACCCTGAGCAAGATAAAGGATATTAACACCGGAAAAGCACGACAAGGAGTACAATTAGTGCCTTTAAGCGAGAGGATGAAGTCGTATGAAGGCAAGGTTGGAATAAGAAGGCTAAATATGTTTGATAAGTACCAAGCTATAGACCACGATGTTCTTATGAAGTTTAGGGAGGAAGTTAAGGGCAGACCGTATGAGGAGAGTAAGATTGAGCTTTTTAAATCGGCTTATGACGGAGTGTTTGGTGGTAACGAAGAGGATCTCAGCAGTATATTCTGTTCTGAATTGGTTGCAGAGGCATATCAGAGGTTGGGCTTATTGACTGAGGGTACACCGAGTAATGAATTTACACCTGCAGACTTTGGTGGAGACATACCTCTTATTAATGCAGACCTATCAAAAATTATTGAAATCGAGGAGGAAATATGAAAAGATCATGTTGTCGTACCTGTATATGTTACAATGAAGGTAGATGTAGGCGTTATCCAGAAGAAGTACAGAAGAAACCTGAAGATTGGTGTTATGAGTATATGACCAACAGGCAAAATAAACTGAAATGATTATCAATCCAAACCGAAAGAGCCTTCTTCAGAAGATAGCTGAATACAAGCGTGATTACATTAAGGAGCATGGTAAGCCTCCAAATGTGATATACCTCGATCCAGACGAGAGGAAGGACCTGAAGGAAGAATTGAAGATAGTAGGTCCTTGGCAACATCCTGTAAAACTAAGTGGAATGGTAATGAAAAACGAGGAGGATATAGATGCCGGTGTAGCTTAATATAAGAGCGTGATGCTATAGCGTCTACCTTGAGAGAATTTTCCGGAATGAACCTTGAGGAGTGTGGGTTAAAATCCCACCACCGGCTCCATTTAATTATGAATAAAACTATAATATCAATCCTGTTGATTATAACAGTAGGCGCTCCACTATTCATTGGACCGAATATATACAGCGTGTTTGACCTCTCAAAGATTACTTTTGTTTATATATTAACTTTTATTCTTATTGGTGTATGGGCTGTCAGGGGGACGGTACCCCAAATGAACACTCTTACCTATCCTATCCTGGCAGTCCTATTTTCGTCCATAATCGCAACAGTATTTGCCATACATCCATTTGTGAGTTTTGCCGGTACATACAAGAGGTATGGTGGTCTTATGTCGCTGGTGGTATATATGGTACTCTTCTTTGCCGTTGTAGAGTTTGTGAAGAAGTCGGATATACAGAAGTTTATTAATGCTGTGATAATTACGGCATCTGTCGCTGCTGTGTATTCACTTATACAATATACCAATCTGGATCCTTATGATTGGTCGATTGATTTTGGTTATGACGGCAGACCATCGAGTACATTCGGACATCCTACATTTATGGGTGCGTATATGGCTATGACGGTGCCTCTTGTAATATACGGTATTATGAAAGGTGAATACTGGCTTTATCCGATTGTCGGACTCCTTATGTATGCGCTGTTTCTGTCTAAAACAAGATCTGGATTTATAGGGTTGGTAGTAGCAATAATATTCTTCTTCGCACTATATAAGAGGAAGTCATATAAGGTACTCGTACCTGTCTTAGTGGCTCTGCTCGCTCTAAGTGTATATATGCCAAATAGTCCGGTGAAGCGATTTATAGCTGAATACAAGGAATGGAACATGGAAGGCAACATTGGTTATCGTGTTCAGATGGCGAACACCTGTCTGGATATAGCCAAAGACAACTATATAGTCGGGATCGGCATGGACAATCTGGCGTACAAGTATTCCGAGTATTATCAGAAGAGATACAAGAAAGATAGCGATAGGTATAATAACAGGGCGCATAACGCCATATTAGAGATACTGGTCACTCAGGGTATCATAGGGCTTCTAGCATGGTTAAGTCTATTTATATTCTACTTTAAGCTGGTATATGAGAATAAGGAAAATCTTATTATCATTTCGTTAAGTAGTGGTGTCGTGGCTTATATGGTTCAAAATATGTTTACTTTTTCTGGACCAGGTATTGCACCGTTGTTTTGGATATTAATGGGACTAACTATTGTTCAAGCGAAAAAAGATTATGATTTTGAGGTCGTGCATCATCCTGACGGTTATACTCTTGGCGATACTTACAATATTAAGGTATAAGGCTGATTATCACTTCAACAACGCCATGAGGCATAAACATCATGGAAGGATGGACGAACATATTGAAGAGTGTAAGAAGGCTGTACGATATAATCCGTATGTACTTAATTATAGAAACGTCTTGTCTCTTACTTACCTTCAGACAGCGATTAAGGCAGTTAAGGCGAATCTACCGAGAGAACAAATAGTTAAATGGTTCACGAAAACTATCTATACGGCAGGAATGGTACAGCAGTATTATCCAGGAGAATATCATTCTGCGGCTATGCTCAGAGACGCTTATATGGCACTTGAGCAGATTTCCGGAAAAGACCTGAGTAATTACATTGAAAAATATAACAATATTATTATAAAAGCAAGACCTTATAAGGAGAGGGTAAAATGATTTTAAAAGTTATAGGAATAATCTGCGTTATAGCTTTCATGTGGATTTGGGTTATGAGGTATCTGGACAGAAAGAGTCAAGATAAAATGTATCATAAAATGGAGGATAAATAATGTTCTTTAAAGACGAAGATGGCGCTCAGGCAGTATTATTTGGAGAAGAACCTATAGCTATGGGAAATTTTGTCTTGCCGGTAGATAAACCTAAATTTGCCGGTGTTATCTTGGGAGATAAGGTTGAGGGAACGATTGAGGATATGCAGGGCAAGACTTCAGCCGAGATCCATGCTAAAATACGCCTCTGTTTTGAAAAGGTCGAAGATGTAGACCTACTTATTGATAACCTCAAGAAAGTCAAGATAGCTCTTGGCAATATGGAAATATCGAGAATATTTAAACCAGGACATAACTAATGGACATAAAAGAATACATACCAGGAGAAGGGCTTGATGCTCTTGACGGTTTATTGCTATTAGGATTCAGAATAGTAAAGGAAATGCCAAAAACAGGCTCTTTGCTTAATGGTCCAGAATACAGGCTATGTGGAGATAAAGTAGACGGTTCTCAGCCTGAAGCAGTCGCACATTGTCTGGAAGAAGTCGATGTGGCAAAGACATATTATAAAAAGAGACTGATTCAAGAGGGAAAGAAGTTGCCATGACAAAGGCGTTAATCGTTAATTCCTGTGACGAATGTGCATACCATGAGCAGTTGTGGACCGGTGAATATGCTAAACCTGAGCGTATCTACTTCTGTGCAAACTCTAAGACTCAATTTCTGATACCAAATGAAGGTAAACATAAGATACATCCAGACTGTGACTTAGACGATCTTGACGTTATTATAGGAGGTTACGCATGATATACGGAGTTAAAATATCACCTGAATATATTGAGTTGGCAAAGGAAATGGCTGAAGAACAAGGACGGCTTGACCATTCGGTTACTGGAGGCAGGGGTACCACATCGGGCTTCATTGGAGAATTCATATTTAGAGACTATATTGATGGAACTCAGCACAATACTTTCGATTATGATATTATTAAGAATAACCTTACCTACGAAGTTAAGACGAAGAGAACAAATTATAAGCCAAGATCATTTTATGAATGTGGTCTATATGCCTATAACTTAAAACAAAAATGTGATTATTATGCTTTTACAAGGGTTAAGAACGATTATACTGTTGGTTGGATATTGGGCGTGAAGCCAAAACAGGAATATCTTGATATGGCTGTTCTTCATAAAAAAGGTGAGGTTAATGGACAAAATGGACATATTTATCCGAGAGACACTTGGGATGTTAAAATATCGGAACTTGATGATATATGAGTGAAACAGGAATGAAATACAGCGCTAAAGGCGAAATGGAGCTTATTGAGCAGATATTGACTCCAGATATGATGCTTGAGCCGTATAAATTTGTTATGTTCGCATATCCTTGGGGAGAAGTCGGTACTCCTCTTGCCATGCGTACCGGTCCGAGAAAATGGCAGAAGGAAGAGCTTATTAAGATTGGTAAGCACAATATTGAGAATCAGTTACGAATAAATAAAGGCGAACCTCCTCTTCCGTACAACCTGGCTGTTTCATCAGGTCGTGGTACAGGAAAGACGGCTCTTTTTGCCTGGATAGCTCATTGGGCTGCTTCTACATGGATCGGTTGTAGTGTTATTATGACAGCCAACACAGAGCAACAGTTACGGACTAGAACATGGGCTGAGTTGGGCAAATGGCACACTATGGCTATAAACAGCCATTGGTTTGAACGTACAGCCACTACTTTAAAACCTGCGAAATGGTTTGACGTTTCTCTCCGTGAGAATATGAAAAAAGATACTGCATACTACTATATTCAGGCTCAGTTGTGGTCAGAAGAGAATCCAGACGCATTTGCCGGTGTTCACAACGAAAATGGCGTGGTTTTACTCTTTGATGAAGGCAGTAATATACCTGGCTCAATCTGGACCGTATCTGAAGGCTTCTTCACAGAACCTATATTCCTCCGGTTCTGGCTGGTTATGTCAAACCCTCGTAGACCTCAAGGTGCTTTTTTCGACTGTTTTCATAAGGATAAGGATTATTGGAATACAAGGTTTATCGACTCAAGAAGTGTAGAAGGTACAGATAAGTCTATATACAATAAGATTATAGAGAAACACGGTGAGGATTCGGATGTATCCAGGGTAGAGGTAAAAGGGCAATTTCCTCGCACCGGCTCCAATCAGCTTATCGGATATGGCATAGTTGAAGAGGCTGCGAGTCGTACTTTGAAAATAGAGGACGTAGCCGGCTCTGCGAAGATCCTTGCCGTAGATGTTGCCAGGTACGGTGATGACCTATCCACAATCCAGAAAAGACAGGGCTTAATAGCCTTTGAACCCATAGAATTCGCCAAAATAGACAATATGGAGCTTGCCGGTAATGTAGCCAATGTTGCTAACACATGGAAGGCAGATGCTATTATAATCGGCTCAGGAGGCGGTCAGGGCGTAATAGACAGACTCAGACAATTAGGCTTTAATGTAATAGAAGTAGATGAAGGTGGCTCTGCAGACCGTAAAGACCTTTATCTCAATAAACGTATTGAAATGTGGGATAAGATGCTTGAATGGCTTATCTCAGGTGGAATCATACCAAATCACGAAAGACTTAAAGAAGACCTATCATCACCGATGTTCGCATTCACACCAACCAGCAGCAAGAAAGTCCTGGAAAGCGTAGACGCTATGAAGAAAAGAGGTCTGCCTTCTCCGGATTTCGGCACATCACTCGCACTTACATTCTCATACGAAGTAGCACCAACTTTCGGATTAAAGAACGATGGAGCAGCTAAAATCGTTGATAAATTCGATCCATTCTCATTACCTGCAACGAAATAATTTCGCACTTCCAAAAAACACAACGAAAATAATTCGCATTTTCTTCTTGACACAACGAATAAATATCGCTATAGGGTATATCTTATATTTCACATGGGATACAATCCGTAGTATATTTTGACTAAGGAGACTCTATATGTGCATGGGAGGAGCGCCATCAATACCAGCACCACCACCACCGCCACCGCCACCGGAGCCACAGCCAACACCAGCCACTCGATCACAGCCAAAATTAGCAGATGCAAGCGTTAAGAAGGCTAAATCTGATGTGGAAAATAAGGCGAGGCAGTTTGCAGGTACAAGAGGTGGAACACTTGTTACCGGTCCGACAGGGCTTGAGACAATAGCAAATACAGAGAAGAAGAGTTTATTGGGAGCTTAAATGGCAGGAGGAAGAAATAGAAGAGGACAGGGCGCTGCATTTACAGCAACAGCAGGTGAAAAGAACGCCTTTAATATATCGAGGACAAATACGGCTCGTAGTGCTGGAGAGCTTCTTGCGGAACCTTTCGGGACAGCATACTATCATTTAGGTAGTGGCAGGTATGCACAGAGCTATAATCTTCCGATTACAAGGGGAAATCCGGAGGGATTTCTTGATTTGGAGCATAGAACAGGCGCAGAACTGGCTCAAGGTCTAACTGGTGGTCAGAATTTAGGAACTGGAGTATTCCTTACTAATTATTCAGTAGCACAAGAGGCAGCATCAATAATAGCTGGACAATTACAAAGGTCTGATGTTGTGAAGTTTAATGAATTTAAGGCTGCTGCTTCAAATATATATGATTTATTTCCCCGTGATCCGAGGGATGGGCAGCAGCTTACAAGTGATTTTAAGTTTACCGGAACGTCTACAAACCAGATTGCGCCTCCAGTAACAGCGAGAAGACCTACAACACCTACTTCTATTTCTGTTGCGGATGATGCACAGGCAGGAAAGAAGAGGAAGAATTTAGGTCAAAACAGGGGTGGCACCCTATTAACCGGTAATGCTGGTTTAAGTGATTCTGCCAATACAACTAAAAAAACTTTATTAGGATAAGCTATGCCACGTTTAGATTTAAGAAAGAAATTTGACACAAGGCTTGCTGACCTCAAGAATATCAGGCAGCCACATGAAGGTCCATTAAAAGACCTGAGAGACTATATAGCTCCGAATAGAGGTAATTTCCTGGAAGACGAGGGTAAGCGTGGTCAAAGGAAAGACCTTAAAATATACAATGGAACACCCACTCTCTCTGCTCGGACATTCGCTGCAGGAATGAAAGCAGGTGTTACAAGTTCTTCTCGTCCCTGGTTTAGACTTGCTATGGCAAATCGTGGTCTGATGGAGCGTGATGATGTAAGGGCGTACTTGCGAGGTTCCGAAGAAACAATATATCAGATATTTAATCAGTCAAATTTCTACCCGATGGCTGCTACTGTTTATGACGAATTAGGAGTGTTTGGTACGGCTCCTATGTCAATAAAGGCTGATTTTAATGATATTGTGAGATTTGACACATATACGGTTGGAGAATACTGGATAGCCGTAAATGCAAGGGGAGTTGTTGATGTTCTCTATAGGAGAATATGGAAGACTCCTGTTCAGTTAATAGAGGAATTCGGATTAGAAAATGTTTCACGTGAAACAGTTCGTATGGCAGGAGTTAAGCCGGATCACATGATAAAAGTGATTCATGCTGTTGAGCCGAATGATGAACGAATCCCCAATATGATTGACGCTCAAAATAAGGCATATAGAAGCGTCTATTATGAGGAAGGCACAAGGTCTGACGAGGGCTTCTTACATATATCAGGATTTGATACATTTCCGTATGTTTGTGCCAGGTGGTCTGTTAATGCTTCAGATCCATACGGTGTTGGACAGCCAGGAATGATTGCTCTTGGTGATTCAAAACAGTTGCAGTCCGGAACATTCAGAAAGGCAGCAGGGCTTGATAGAAACCTAAATCCACCGTTACAAGCACCTTCTGATTTAAAGAATCAGAGGATTATGAATGTGCCAGGTGGGGTTACATTTGTAACTCCATTTAGTACCGGTCAAGGTATTAAGCCTATGTATGATGTACGAATACCGCTTGCAGATATTATCCAAGATAATATACAGACTGAAGAGAGGATCAAGGATGCCTTCTTCGTGAATATGTTCCTTGCTATTCAGGCTAATAATCGTCCACAGGATATGAAAGCTGAAGTAGCATTTCAAATAGACAAGGAAAGGCTCCTGATGTTGGGACCAGTTTTAGAAGGTCTGAATGAAGATTTCCTTAATCCACTTATAGACAGGGTATTTTTCCTTGCTCAAGAGGCAGGTGTTCTTCCGGAACCACCCGAAGACCTTGCTGACCAAGACCTAAAGATAGAATATGTATCTTCTCTGGCTAAAGCTCAGAAGGTAGCAGCCATAAGTAATATGGAGAGATTAAGTGGTCTTTTGGGTTTATGGGCGCAGTTTAATCCTGATGTTATAGATAAGTTTGATTTCGACCAAGCAACAGATGAAGCTGCTGAAATACTCGATGTTCCTACAAATATCATAAGGTCCGATGATGATGTTGCTCAAATAAGGAAAATAAAGCAACAGATGAAGCAAGGTCAGATAGCGCTTGAGTCGGGTGTCGCTGCAGCAGGAGCAGCCAAAGACCTTGCAAATGCACCGGTTGGTACTGGCAACATGCTTGAACAACTAGCAGGAGTGACACCAGCTTAATGAAAGATAATATAGGAATAGAAGAAAAAAATGAAGATATAGAGAAGCAGGATGTTCTCCATAAAGAGACTGCTTTAAAGGATAATGCTGCCACCGAAGAGGTAATGAATACCAAAGGTGGAAGGCATTTCGTATGGAATATATTGGCTGAATGTGGTGTTTACAGGGATGCGTTTGACGCTGATCCTTGTATTCATGCCAGAAATGCAGGAGATAAGGCTGCAGGGCTGAGATTGTTACATAAAATTTTATCCGTGTGTCCAGAGAAACATGAATTAATGTTTTCGGAACACAAATATCAGGAGGAAAATAATGAAGAATAATACGGTTCGTTATGAAGAAGAAGTATTTGAAACGCTTACTGACGGTGGAGAAGAAGATGAAGGCAAGGAAGAAACTACGGAAGAAGGCAAGGAAGAAGAAGGTAAGGAAGTAGATTTGGACAAAGCGAAGGATCAGCTTTACGGAGAAAACAAGGCTGAAGGTGAAGAAGGCGCTGAGGAGAAGTCAGAGGAAGAAGAAAATAAAGCCGAGAAAGAAGAGAAGGAAGAAGAGAAGGAGCCTGAAGAGGAAAAGAAGGCTGAAAAAGAAGAGGACAAGGAAGAGAAGAAGGAAGATGCTCCTGATGTTGTAACTGCTGAAGACCTGGTATTCCCTGAAGGAGTACAGGTAGACGAAGGTATTCAGAAAGAATTCCTGGATATTGCCAACGATAAGGATATGAGTTCTAAGGACAGGGCAAATGCGTTGGTAGCTCTTCAGACAAAATTATATCAAGCACAGGTAGAAGGACATCAGGCTTTAATGAATTCATGGGTTGATACTGTTAAAGCCGATAAGGAAATGATCGGTGATTCAGGTAAACAACTTACCGAGAATCTGGCTGTTGCTAAGAAGGGAATGGAAGCTCTAAAGGTTGACGGTCTTGCTGAAGTGTTGGAACAGTCAGGATATGGCAGTCATCCGGCATTCGTAAAGGCGTTCTATAGAATAGGAAAAGCGATAGGCGAAGACTCTTTCAGGCTTGGTGGTGCCGGAGCAGATACCACAACGAAAGAGGCTAAGAATATACTTTATCCAAGTGCGGATAAGGCGTAGTAGTATTTTATTTTTTTAGTATGTTGTATGGGGAGGATTTGTTATGGCAACAGTTGGTACGACTTATCTGAATATTGCAGATAAAGTCAAAAGACTCGATCCAAATGGCGAAAAAATCGCTACTATAATCGAGTTGTTGGCAGAAACAAACGATGTCATGCAAGACATGGTTGTTATTGAAGGTAACACGCAGACAGGTCATAGAACCACGATGCGTAGTGGTCTTCCATCGACAACATGGAGAAAGTTGTATGGCTACACCACACCAAGTAAATCAACAACCGTACAGGTTGACGATACCGCAGGTATCCAGGAAGCATTCTCAATTCTTGATAAAGATTTGGGTGATTTAGGTGGTGACGTTGCAGGGTTAAGGCTTTCTGAGGACTTAGCTTTTTTCCAGGCTATGAATCACGAATTCGTACAAACTCTGTTCTATGGTAACACGGACACGGATCCGGAAGAATTTATGGGACTTGCGCCAAGATTTGGTGACACATCTGCCAGTAATGGTGGACAGATTATTGATGCCGGAGGTTCCGGTTCAGATAATACTTCAATGTGGCTAATCAAATGGTCCGAGAACCACACACACGCATTCTTTCCAAAAGGCACTACTGCTGGTTTACAGCATGAAGATATGGGTGTCCAGACTGAAACTGATTCAAGTGGTGGTAAGCGAGTGGTGTATCAGACTCGTTATCTCTGGAAGGTCGGTCTTTCAGTTAGGGATTGGAGGCACGTGGTAAGAATCGCAAATATTGACGTAAGCGCTTTACTTACGATTGGTAGTGGCTCAGATACGTCTGCAGACCTTATCAATGACATGATTGATGCTATGCACGCAAAGATGCAGAACCTTACCGGTGGTACTTTGGTATGGTATTGTGATCGTGTGGTCTATACAGCATTGACCAAGAAAGCAGTTGCAAAAGCGAATGTAAACCTTACTTTTGATACCTTTGCCGGTGAAGGGCGAGTTATGCACTTCCAGGGCATACCTATCAGAAGGGTGGACGGTTTACTTCAAACAGAATCACAGGTCACATAGAATTTCTTTATACGTTTTTAATCCTTAGAACTTAGGGAGAATAATTATGATTCTTGATAAAGAGAATTTATACTCAGACGATCAGGCATTAACCACAACTGCTGATTCAACAAATGTGTTGGATTTGGGCGTAGCTAATAGAGGTCCAGGTAATCCGATGTTGATACTGATTCAGGTAACGACTACGTTTGCCGGTGGAACTGATGTGACTATTGACCTTGAGACTGATGATAATACATCATTTAGCTCATTGTCTACCATTGGCTCTACTCAGACTATTGCTACTGCCACTTTGGTACAGGGATACAACTTTACCATTCAGTTTGTGCCGGATGCGATGGAAAGGTATTCAAGGCTTGAATACACCATCACAGGTACACATACTGCTGGTAATGTTACAGCCGGTATTGTATTTGAGAGGCAGACTGCAAAGGCTACGTTCCCTGTTGCTACTATATAGTGGTTTGTTTGTGGATTTTTTATATGGGGGAGGGCTATGCCTTCTCCCATATTATCGGAGGGTAAACAACATGAAAAAATTCATATTTGGGATGGCATTGTCTTTAATTATGGGGTTGTGCGTTACAACCGAAGCCTTTCAGTCTTCAACAGACAAAGCGCTTTCCGATAATATAAGACAGGGTGATGGTAAAATAGTGATGGGAGGTACAGATTATGGAGTTGATGTACCTGCTGATTTTATAGATGACGAAGCTCCTATAAACGCTTATGGTCGTGCTGCTACAGGGGTACAGACAACAGCAACAGATATATGGGATTTAGCCGATGCTACGCCTACTCAGCAGATATGGACAGCACCTACATCTGCGCAGACACATTGGATAGTATCATCTTCTGCAAGTGATTCTTCTGCTGGTGTTGGAGCGAGAAAAATCAGGGTATATGGTTTAATTGATTGGGATACACCCGAAATAACGGAAGATATAGTGACAAATGGTACTACTTCTGTAACGACAACTCAATCTTATGTGATTATAAATAGGCTTGAGGTCTTAACAAAAGGTGCTACGAATGTAAATGTGGGAGCTATAAGCGCATTCGCTACGACAGACAGAACAACTACGGCTCGTATACTTGCCGGAATAGGCGAAACACAGATGGCAATACTTGGTATTTCCTCAGTAGAAGACGCTTTTATTTCCGAATACTATGGATCTGTTAATACCACAGCTACCCTAATCGACTTCTCTCTTCATGTAAACACGGAACCTGATTCAGAGCTTACTAATTTTGCAAGAAAAAACACCATTGGAACTCAGGCAACAGGCTCTTCTTATGTTCCGAAGAAGTTTAGTCCAAACATAAAGATTGATGGTCCTGCCATTATAAAGGTACAGGGATTAGCAAGTGCATCAGATACGGCTGGAAGTGCTGGATTTGATGGAGTCAGGAAGATAAGGGAGTGGACATTGAGAGATTACAATGTTGTGGTTTCTTCTCATAGGAATAGAGACTTGGATCATAGAATATTAAAGACTTCAGATGGACGAATAATAAGAACGACACAGACAGGCAGTATAAACTAAACAGTTAATTTATTCATAGGAGGAAAATCGAATGAGGATTTTCAAGAATTTGTTTATGGGGGTATTTCTTTCCGCAGGAATCCTGGCGATTACCTCCATGAATGCTTTTAGTGCAAATTATGTCAAGGACTCCGACTTAACGGCTGAAACTACTGTGGCAACCGGTGATACTGTAATCTTGTATGATACATCAGCCAGTAACACAGTCAAGTCTACAATAGCCAACATCTTTGCCTCAGCAGCAAACGTAGGCGCATCCACAATCGTAACCACAGGTGCATTGGACACAGGTTCAATCACATCCGGATTTGGAGCTATTGATAACGGTACATCTGATATAACATCAGGTGGAGCGTTGACATTAGATGTTGACGGTACTGCTCTTGGTACTGGAGGTTCTATAAACTTCGGTGCCGGTACTGATGACTCAGGTGTATGGTGGGATGGTACTAATCATATAATTAGTTCTACTGGTGGTATTAACCTGGAAGTAGTGGAGGCTTCTGACTACAATTTCTTTGAGTCTGATACTGAAACTATGAGGGTAGACTTTAGTTCCTCAACAACCACAGACACAGCACTCTTACTCTGGAATGCTACTACCGAATCGTTATTAAGGGTTACTCTTGGTGATGCAGATAGTGGTGGAACCGGATACAGAGCATTGGTATTACCTAACTCATAGTGAGGTATGACAATGTTGTAGTCATTGTTACGGTATTTATATTAACGGCTTGGTTTTTCGTGGGTACTCTTGGTGGTGTGCAATCTGGCGCATCACCGAGATATTCCTTAGATGCCTTCAAGAATACTGGTTTTATTGTTACCGGAGACGAGAAGGAAATGTATATAAAGAAAATAAAAGAAGCCATGAAGAGACAAGGTTTTTAGGGGGACTACAGTTGAAAATCATAGGCACTCGTAAGATGATAGTTATTATGTGGTGTGTCACAGCGCTGACAACAATCATAATGTACTATGCAAGTAAAGAAAAAACTCTTGGTGCTGCAGAAATTACTTGTATGAGTATGATAACCGCTTTAGGCGGTGTGCATACTTTCAAACCAAAATTAACAAATAAAGACTCCCCTTAGATTTACAGATCATCGGTTGAGAAGCCGATTTAAAAAGGTGAGTCTAGCCTAACGAACCGAGACTTACGCCCTACTCCTTTTATTAGGGGAGGGAGGAGTGGGGAATTATTTATGAAGACACTAATTATAGTCTTGATTCTGTTTTTCTGTAGCTTTACACAGGCATCTGATAATGTATATGAAAAGCCTGAAGATCGCCTGGTTGAGGAAGAAGAGTTTAAATATGATGACCTCGATCCTGTTCACCAAAAACTCTTTGAGCTAACATTTGAGCTAAGAAGGGTTGAGGCAGATATAGCCTTAATGAAAGTTGAGCTTGAGGCAATCAGGGAATGTTTAGAACAATGGTTCTTTAAAAATAATTTATGACAAATGGCGGTAAATATATTTTGTAAATGTGGACAACAATTAAATGACAAGAAAAATAACACATATAATACAATTAAAACCGTGAAAGGTGAGGAAATTCCGTTGTGTATTAACTGTTTTGAGAAGGAGGTGGATAGGGCTTGTGAAATTTACAGGCATTTAATAGCGGAGTAAACATTTATAACTCAAAGGAGGGTTAGATGGTGGTGAGTTGTGTAGTGGAGGATAAGATAGGAGCGTTTGTGGAGTCCGTAAGGGCTTCTAATAAGTTTGATTTATTTGGTTTGAGTGAAGATGATAGTAAATTTGTACTCCAAGACACAGCTAAAAGCGATGGGACCTATGGTAAGTATGTCGAGGTTTCAGTACAAGAAGTTGTAAATAAGCCGTTAGTAGATATATTTAATGTTTTAGAAAACGAGAGAAACCCCATTATATGTGAAGGTGTCACAAGGATAGTTGGTTATTATTCCAGAATGAACAACTGGAACAAGAGCAAGGTGGGAGAGCTTAGGGACCGACATAGTGTAAATTATGCACTAGCCGGTAACGCTCCTCAGTTTGACGAAAACCGACTTGCTTATGTAAATAGTTTGTAGGAGTTTCAGAATTAAATATAGTTTACACTTCAAGTCAGCATATTTCTAACAGATAAAAAGACTTAGGAAGGTAACTATATCTGATTCGATATTATGGAATTTAATCAAATAACTATTCCTTGTAACCGAAGGATAGACGAATGGTTTACATTAATAGGGCTTGGTGATATACACGAAGGTAATGCAGGGTGTGATTTAGATGCTCTACAGAGGGTTGTAGACAAAATAAGAGACAATGACACCTATTACTGGATGGGTATGGGTGATTATATAGAAGCGATAAATTTTTCTGATAAGCGCTTCGATCCACGACAGGTTTCCAGGAAGTATAGGAATGGTAGTATTGATCGTATCTGTCAAGAACAGATTGAAACTGTATGTGAGATATTTTACCCTATCAGAAAAAAATGTGTCGGACTCCTTCGTGGAAATCATGAGGAGACAGTTCGTGCAAATTATCATTACGACTGTCTCTACGATATGTGGAGGCATCTTAACGATATTAAGGTTGGCATAAAGGGTAAGTCAGAAACAGCGAAAGTAAATGTTGATAGTGTTAAAAACCCTACTGTCAGACTCCTTTATGATGCAGCAGTAGTCAGGCTAAGTTTCGTTAATAGTAGTGAAAAGAGTAGACATCCCTGGAAAATCTCTTTTGATGTATATGGTACTCACAGCAATATAGCAGGGCGTAAGCCTGGAGGAAAGCTAAATAGAATAGTAGACATCATGGCATATTGGAGTACAGTAGATGTGGTTATGACAGGACACGGACACGATCAGCCAGTTGCTTCAAGTACGGTATTAAGTTTTAATAGATATGGCAAGTTTATTTCAAGGGATAGAAGAGGTTTTATGTGTGGATCGTTCTTGAAAACATATACATTAGGTTCTACAAGTTATGCAGAAAAGGCAGGATATTCTCCAACAGAGATAGGAACACCTTCAGTACAGTTTAATCCTGCACAGGAGAAAATAAGGGTGATTGTATGATACATTCATTTATGAGATATATACCAGATGAAGATGGTGAATTTACATGGTGTGATGATTGTGATGAATAGTTTGTTCATTAATTAATAATTTCGCAAAAAGGTGAACAATGAAGGATACTGAACAGGAAGTTAAAAGTACCTATCTTGCAAAGATTGAAATGGTGGTTAGATATACGGCTAATGAGGCACCTGACGAAGATCATATTATTACTCCCATTACAAGGTTTATGCGTAAGACTGCAAAGACATATAAAGGTCAGGTTGTTGATATAATGGGTAGAGTTGTTGAAGAAGATAATGATTTTTTTGATGAAGATGAAGAAGAATTTAGTTAAGTGTTTAGCTGGTATTGTCTTATTGATACTTACCGGCTGTGCGAAGATACAGACTGATGGCGAAACTATTACATATCAACGGTTTGGATCTCAGAAGCTCTCTGATGTCAGCTTTGAAAAAGATAAGAATGGCTTGATTAAAATGAAAATAGGGAAGCAGGAGAGCAACGATATGTCTGCTGCTTTAAGTGCTATCGAAGAAGCTATTAAGAAGATACCATGACTCCAGACCAATTTATAATATTGCGAGACGATATTAGCAAGTTGTTTGATAAGGCTGATGATTGCGCTAAGACAGGGACAAGGATAGAGACAAAACTTGAGACGCATAAAGAATATATTGATGGATGTTATGCGTTTAGAAAAGAACAACGCATATTTAATAATGTTTTTAATGAAAAACTTTTAAAGATAAAAATAACTAAAGAGGTTAAAGCAGAACATAATGGCGAAGATAGAAGAGTCTCAAATCTGAGATATGACCGCATATTTAGAATACTTGCGATAGTCCTTCCCACGATAGTTGGAATTTTTATTGTTTTGGATAAATTTGAAATTTTATAGAAAGGCGGTTCGTTATGTTGGTGAAGATGAAAGTTATTAAGGATTGTTATTATGACGGCAGGTTGCGTAAGGTAGGCGCTGTTGTTGACTATGACATGGATGACAGAGGAGAAGACGAAAACGGTGAGCATACTGAAATGCCATCATGGGGTGAAAGGGTTGGTAATGAGGTAGAGGCAAAAGATCCAGAGCCGGTAAAGACTGAGTTTAAGGAAACTACTCTTCACGAACAGGCTAGTTCAAAGAAGCCAACAGTCACCAAAGCTAATACAGGAAAAAAGGTTACAGTTAAAAAGAAATCCACTAAAGGAAAATAAAATATGTCGAGTCAGGTAGATGTCTATAATTTGGCGTTGGATAATATTGCATCAAAGGCAAGGGTGAATTCACTAACTGAGGATAGTATAGAGCGTAAGACTTGTGAAGCGCAATTCTTTACTGCCAGAGAGGTTGTCCTTGAGGACCACGATTGGAACTTTGCGTCATTCTATGAAACGCTGACACTTGTGAAGGAGTCAACGGATACTGTGGCACCACCGTTACCCTGGCTATATCAATACACATATCCTTCTACCTGTGTATGTGCCAGAGAGATAACAAGGCAAACTGATGGTGAGGCTGATGTTCCATTCAGGATAGACCTCAATGATGATAAGACCGGCAAATACATTCATACTGACAAGCAGGATGCAATACTCAGGTACACAAAGAGGATAACTAATATAAGCCTCTTCACGCCAAGAGCCATTGAAGCACTTGGCTGGAAGCTGGCAACTATGATTGTAATATCTCTAAATGGTAACTTAAAATTAAAACAGAATGCAGAACAGTCCTATATAAATGCAATAGCAAGCGCCAAAGCATCTAATTTTAATGAGAGCGTAAATAGAGACGCTGCAGATCCTTCTCTAATTCAGTCGAGGAGCTAGACTTGCCTGTAAATAAACAATTATCATTTGCAGCAGGTGAAGTTAATCCGTCTATTTACGGAAGGGCTGACCTGCAGAAATTTGATTCTGCTTGCAGAACACTAAAGAACATGATTGTCCATGTTGAAGGTGGCGCAAGTAACAGGGCAGGACTTGAGTATATTGGGGCTGTCCACGACTCCACAGAAACAACACGCCTTATAAGATTCCGTTTTAATACTGCACAAACATACATACTGGAATTCTCCGACTTCTTCTTCCGTGTTATAAAAGACCAAGCCTATGTAATGAGTAGCGCTGTGAGTATTACTGCTGCCACAAAAGCCGATCCTTGCGTGATAACGGTAGGCGCACACTCATACGTTGTGGGACAGGAATTATATATAAAAGACGTAGCAGGTATGACCGAGCTTAACGGTATCTTCTACAGAATAAAGGCTGTGGCGGCAACAACAATCAGTCTTGAAGATATATTTGGCACAGGTATAGACAGTTCAGCTTTCGCTACATATACTTCCGGTGGCACTATAGAGGTAGTGCCGATATTTGATACATTCTTTCCACAGGCTGATCTGGCTAAATTAAAGTTTACGCAAAATGCTGATACTCTTACTGTGGTGCATCCCGATCATAATGGTATATATGATATTACCAGGACAGCACATGATGTATGGACCGTGACTCAGGTAGATTTTACTTCACAGACTTCTGCTCCATCAGGAATGACGGCAACACCAAGTACAGCCAATACAGGATTTGTTAGAAACTATGTCATTACGGCTATAAATGATACCACAGGAGAAGAGAGCGTTGCTTCAAGTGCTGATAATGCCGACCATGATTTAGCTGCTGATGCGACAAGGACAAACGACCTGGCATGGACTGATCCAGGAAGCGTCACATGGAAGGTATATTGTGATGATAATGCTTCCGGAGTATTCGGGTTTATTGGTAATGCCTCTACAAATGCCTTTGAAGATAACTTTATTACACCAAATTATGACATTACTCCTCCTCAGAATAAGGAGCCGGTATATGTATTTGAAGATTTTGTCATCACAGGTGCGACTCAGGCTGATCCTGTTGTGCTGACTATAACGGCAGGAGCGAGGACACCGGCTGTTGGCGATCAGGTAGATGTCTCCGGAGTTGCAGGAATGACGGAATTAAATGGTAATACATACTTTGCTAAAGCAACTTCAGCCACTACTATAGACCTTGAGGATAAAGAGGGTACTTCACTTGATGGTACAGGGTTTAGTGCGTACAGTTCCGGTGGAGTTGCACAGGTTTCTGAACAGGATAAGTCCCCTCGTTGCGTGACTTACCATCAACAGAGAAGAATTTTTGCAGGTCCAGATGACACGCCTTCTACGTTTTATACGAGCCGTGTTGGACTGTTTGCAAATATGAACGTTTCTGCAGTCACTCAGGCTGATGATGCAATCACATTTAATGTTGTTGCAGATGATGTCAATGAGATAAGAGATATGAAATCACAGAAAGACCTGTTCTTATTTACCTCGTCAGGTATCTTCAGGATAACCACAGGTGAGAGTTTAGTCTTTTCTCAAACAAATATATCCTCAGAAGAACAGGAGTCATGGGGAGTTAGCGATATTGAGGCACTTAAAGTAGGTCAATCGTTCTTATATGTTCAAGACGGTGAAAGGGTTGTCAGGGATTTACAGGATTCGATTGAAGCAAATGGCTTTACCGGTGATGATTTAACCTTACTTGCCAAGCATCTGTTTAAAGAGAGGAAGATTGTTGAGTGGGCTTATGCCAGAGATCCAGACAGCGTTATATGGTGTGTAATGGATGATGGTACAGCCAATGCTCTGACATACCTCAGAAAGCATCAGATTTGGGCGTGGACGCATCATGTTACCGATGGCTTGTTCAAGTCCGTTGCAGCCATACCGGAGACTACAAGCGAATATGGAGTGTATTTCGTGGTTGAGCGTACAATCGAAGGTACTACAGGAAGCGCCAGTACAATGAAATATGTTGAGAGGATTAAAAACAGGGACGTTCTGGACATAAAAGACTCATTCTTTGTGGATAGTGGTTTAAGTCTTGATACAGCGTTGACTGTATCTGGAGCGACAGCAGCGAGTCCTGTTGTTATTACTGCGACAGCACACGGCTTTACAGATGCCGATTTCGTTGATTTTGATGAAGTTGGTGGTATGGTGGAACTTAACGATAACAGGTATAAAATAGGAAATAAGACGGCAGATACTTTTGAGTTATATTCAAGGTCAGCAAGTGTTTATAGCATTACTGCTGCAACCAAAGCTGATCCTTGCGAGGTAACGGTAGGTACACATACTCATACAGAAGGACAGCAAATAAAAATATCAGGTGTTGTCGGTATGACTGAGCTAAATGGCAACACTTATCAGGTAAATACTGCAACGGCAACTACTATTACCCTGAAAAGCATAGCCGGTGTAACCACAGATTCCTCTGCATTCACGACATACGTTTCTGGAGGTACTGCTGAAGTTGATGCAGATGTTGATGGAAGTGCTTTCACAGCATATACTTCAGGTGGAAAGGTAAGGAAGGCTGTTACTACTTTATCAGGATTACAGCATCTTGAAGGGGAAAGTGTGTCAGTTCTTGCTGATGGAGGTACAGCACATAATCCTCTTGACTCTGATTTGACTACAAAAACAGTATCAGGTGGAGCTATTACACTCTCAAATGCAGCATCAAGGGTACATATTGGATTACCATATACGAGTGATTTGGAGAATATAGGCGTAGACCTGACTTCTCTTAATGGCTTTGGTGATGCTCTGGCAAGAAAGAAAACTATTCCAACTGTCAAAATAAGGGTACAAGACTCAGCAGGTATAAGGATAGGTCCGGATGCAGATAATTTGGAACCATATAAACCACCTGGCGTTGATGCCAATGAAGGACAGGCATTCTTAAATGAAGTCATTGAGAAGACTATGTTGAATGTTCACGACCATGATGGAACAGTATTTATCCGTCAGATTGGACCGTTACCAATGACAATCTTGAGTCTATTACCGGAAGTACAGGTACAGGAAAATGAGTAAACAAGTTGAGATAAGACAATCAAGACAGGAAGATATTTTACCGATAGCTCATAGAATGAGAGAGGCTGATGTTAAAGAGATATGGGCTTCTCACAGAACAACACCTTACAAGGCGTTGCTTAATGGAATTAAGGCAGAGGGTAGTTGTTGGACCATATTTGGTGATGGCACTCCTGAAGCTATGATTGGTATAGTGAGGATGTCATTACTCAGTAATAAAGGGTATGCCTGGATGCTTGGCACCGATGTTTTAACTGAGGACAAGAGGCTCTTTATGCGGCTTACAAAGGAGCTATTTGATGATGTGGTAGAGGGGTATAATTACCTTGAAAACCATGTGTCTATGGAAAACAGGTTATCTTTAAGGTGGATACAGGCTATGGGTTTTACTGTTGAGGATAAAATTATCAAAAGGAACGGTGTTCCGTTTAAGAAATTTTTTATGGAGATTAAATAATGTGTGAACCTGTCACGTTAACGGTGCTTGCTGGTGCTGCAATAGGCGGTGGTATTGGATATGCTGCCACAGGAGATGCAAAAGGCGCTCTTATTGGCGCTGGTATAGGCGCAGCAGGTGGATACCTTGCCGCACCAACACTAGCAGGAGGAGTAGGAGCAGGAGGAGCAGGATCACAAGTACCAACATTAACTTTTGGGGGCTTGTCTCAGATTGGTTCTCCAGGTATGATCGGGAGTGGATCAGCACTTGTTGGAGGAGGAGGAGTAGGAGCAGGGACAGCAGCAGGAACATCGATGTTTACGGCAGGTAATGTTCTTACTGGTCTATCACTCGTTGGTACTGGTCTATCCGCACTTGGTACGTTCAGTAATTCAAGGTCGGTAGCTAGAGCAGCAGACTACAGATCAGGTATAGCTAATAACAATGCGTTAATAGCAGAGCAGAATGCTATATTAGCTCTTGAGAAGGGAGTGGCTGATGTTGAAGATAAACGATTAGAGACTAGGCAGAGAGTGGGGTATGAGAAGGCTCGCTTGGCTGCTATGGGGTTCTTTGTTGACGAGGGCAGTTCGGTAGAGATGTTGGCTGACCAAGCCGTATTGGGAGAGCTAGACGCACTCAGAATAACAGCAGATGCAGAAAACAGAGCCAATAACTTTAGACAACAGGCAGGAGATTTTAGCACAATGGCAGATTTAAACGCATTCGCATCACAGAGTGCTAAGACAGCCGGCAATATTAACACCGCAGGATCTCTAATCACCGGTGCTGCGACTGCCGGTACAACCTTTTTAGCGACAAAAACAGTATAATGCCAATAAAAATACCAAGTGTAAAAGCGCCTGATTTAACAAAAAGAAGTCATGATATTAATATACCAGCAGGCGGTGAGGATGTGGGAGCGGCTACAGCGAAGATCGGTACAAAAATAGAGCAAGGTGCAACTAACGTAAACTTGGCTCTATTCAGGGAGAAGCAACGCTTGGCTACCACAGCAGCCAATGAAGCCTTTAGAAATGTGCCTATTGATCAACAAACAAAGATGGACGTTGCAAGACAAGTGGCGCTGAAGAACCCAACAACTTCGCTTCCTGGATTTCAGGCTGTTGAGACAACACGATTTGATGAAGATATGAAAAAGATTTCAGAAAATATGGATCCAGGCACAAAGCGAAGGTTTGACCAGTTAACCCTGCCTGTGCGTACTCGAATTGGTATAAGTAATAACAAATGGGCAAGAACACAGATGATTGTTAATGGTAGAAATGCTATGAATGCTAGTGTCGCTGCGTTAGTCGCAACTGCAGCAAAGGTTGACGATACCACACAGTTAAAAGACCAAGCTGTTTCTGTTTTAATGAATGGTTTTTCAGCCGGATACGGTCTTGATTATAGGTTGAACCCAAAAGACCTTGATACAGAAATAATAAAGGTTAAAAGGCAAATTGATAGAAATGATTCTCATTCTATGGTTGACAAAGAGCCAGCGAAACTCAAAAAAATGCTAGATGATCCAAACCAGCTTAAAGACTTGACCGATGCAGACGAAACAGAGTTCCGTAATCGTGCCAATTCTTCAATGAAAAATATTGCTCAAAAATATGAAGTAACAGCGTGGGCTGAGAATATTAAGATATTTGGCGATCAAGCTATGGCAGCTTTAACTGGAACTGCAAATTACTCCGAATTAGCCTATATGATAGATGCTACACAAATAGAACTTGATAGTTTGCTTACTGGCAAGAAGATTGATCCTAATAACCCAACCTACGTCAAGGGTGGCGCAGCAGAGATAATTCTACGCAAGAGGATAGATGTTCTTAGGGATTGCCTTACTTTGGAAAACTCACCTGACGAGGTAAAGATTCTGAAAGCTGCGCAGAAGAAGGTAATAGACAGAGAAGCAACCAAACTTGCAGATGAAATTCAGGGTAAACCGCCAACTATATCAGAAGAGGAACAGTTTTTTAATGAAGCTATATTTATTGGTAGGTTTAATGAGTATATGATTTCAAAGAAACGCAGAAGGGGTGCTAACCGTAAAGGTCCAGTGTCAAGAACTGTGGCGAAGAATGCGTCTGTTCAGCTTCAAGAAATCGCTGATCTTCAGGGTGATTTAATTAGGGCGGTTGCAGAGAAAGGGGTGAGAAGGGTGTGGGCGCTTACATACTTTGAAAAACTGATGGGACCTATGAAGAAGATGATAGAGTCAAAACACTTTCAGGCGAAGGATGGTATGTGGGGTGTGGGAAAAAAAGATGCAGATATATATTCCGGACCTTTCACTCATGTTCTTAGTGAGCTTGAGAAGGCTGCAACCGGAGGAGCAGAATTTATGAACGATCCAATAGCTCAGAACCTTGCCATTACGTTTGTATTTGAAGAGGCTGAGAGACAAGACCTGAGCGATGACGGCATTAAGAATGATTCTATAAAAACAGAACTAGCAATAAGTAATATAAGTAAGGTGGCTTTAAATAGAACTAAAAGGGTGTTGTTAAACTTGGACAGTTTTGAAAACATCCCTGATGGTATTATGACACTTGCAGAGCAAGAGCCACGAAAGGTCTTTAGAAATCCACCACAGGAAGCAATAGATCAGTTGTTGGAGAGCGTTGATGATCCTGTTTCAGTAAAATCATTCATCAAACATTTTGGAGTAGATAAATTTAACGAATTAACCGGAGGCACTACTCAATAATGGTTACACCAGTAAAAGACATAGATCCATTTGCAAAGTTTGCAGAGAAAGACAGAGATCCTTTCGCAAGATTTGTAGAGGACGAGAGAGATCCGTTTGCAAAATTTTCTCCACAAAGCCAACTGGAACTTGATACAGCCAATGGCAATCCACAGCAGAATGAGCTTCTAAGCCTTTTTGGGAGCCGTAATGTTGAGGTCCCAAAAGGTGCGTGGGCTAAATATCTGGAAGTGTTTAAGATGGGATTAGATACTGGTACCGATGAAGTTGAGAAAAATCTCATAGGAGCGCAGATGGTATTTGAGGCTAGATTGAGTGAGCCAGCTTCGGAAGAAAGAGAAGCCAGATTAAAATTCTTGGATAGGCGTATCGCAGGTAAAGATCCTGAAGGATTGGAAGGCACAATAATACCTCTTGGTGATGAAGACGAGCCGGAGCCGGAGTCTCCTGGATTTCTTACGGTTGAGTTTTGGGCTGATGCTGTTGGTAAGCAGATACCGGTACTGTGGAACATGGGACGAGAAGGTATTGAATCTGCAGCAGCAGCAGGAAGTTTACACGCCTTAACAATACCTATGACCGGTGGGTTATCAGCACCGTTTCTTCCTCTTACTATGAGTGTAGCCGGAGGTACTGGTGCATTAAATAACGCATTTAAGCAGATGACCGGCAACGCATATCTGGAATATCGTAATTTTACAGATGACGAAGGTAATAAGTTGCCTGAAGCTCTTGCAAGGGTTGGAGCCGTTATGTCGGGTGCTGTTGGTACTGGTCTTGAAGCCTTACCGTTTGGATTACTGGCTAGAATGATGCCAGGTGTGGGGAAACTATTAAAGAAGGCTGGTTTTAAAGCAACTGAAGCTCTGAAATTTCCTACTACTACTCAGGCGATGAAGTCATTCCTCTTTAAGTTGGCAGCCATGATGCTTGCTGAGGGTGGCACAGAGGCTCTCCAGGAAGCCACACAGGTTATAGCTGGTGAAACCATGAAAGCCTTTGCTGAAGCGTCTGGAGCCGGTGAATTTGAGTCTGTAAGCGTACAGGAAACTCTGGCTAGAATGACAGAGGCAGGTATTGTCGGAGCAGGTATTGGTGGTGGAATCACAGTACCGGTTGCCGGAGCAGGATTTGGTGCTGATATTATACAGGGACAGATAGATGAACTTAAGAAGAATCTACAACTCAGGGCAGCCGTAGATGCTGACATTAATCAGCTACGCATCGAGAGGAGGACACCGCAGGACAAAGGTCAGTCTACTGATAAGATAGATAAACAGTTGGCTGATCTGGAAACTGACAGGGAAAAAATAAATAAGAGATTATCGGACATAGTACAGACCGAAGCAGATAAAGCCATAGAAGACGCTATTAAACGGACTGCAGAAGGTGTTGAGCCACAAGAGCTTACACCTGAAGTCGCAGAGCAGGTGGTTAAGGATGTTGAGGAGGTTGTAAATGAAATCACAGGTGAAGAGGGTGATGCAACGAAACAAGGGAAGTCTGTATTTCATGGAACAGTTGCAGATTTTAATGCTTTTGAAACAGGTAAGAGCGCTGGAGGTAAAGGTCCAGCAACAGGTGGATTAGATTCTATTGGTATTTGGTTTACTTCTGACAAGAGTGAAGCTGATACTTTTTCTCAGGGGTTTGACGAAGAGGGAAATAAATTTACCGGAAGAACTATCGAGACTAAGATACAGCTAGATAATCCTGTTGTATTTCAAAGTCCAGATGAATTTCTTGAGTTTATAAAACAATTTGAAAAGGCAAACCCACAGAACCTATTTGACATAGACGGAAATGCTTTAAAGTCTAACCTACAGGCAGCCGGAAACGATGGTATTGTTATAAAACAAGGTGGTAAGTTGGACAGTTTTGAAACAGAAGGTGATTGGTTTGTAGTGTTTGAGCCAAGCCAAGTAGAGCAAGTTGAAGTCACCGCAGACGAAATTATCGAGAAGGTAGAGGAGAAGCTGGCACCGGTTGGTCCGTCACAACCTGTAAGGAAAGAAATAATCAGAGGTCGATTAACTGAACTCAATGATCTGATAAAAGATATAGATGTTGAAGTCTTAGATATTGACGAGCAGATAGTTGAGAAGGAAAAGGGGAGGTTGGTTGTTGGTGGTAAGAAGCCGAAGAAACAGTCTACAAAAAGGCTGGAATTCAGGAAGAAGAAGCTGCTTAAACAGCGTGAAGATTTAGACAGCCAGAGAGATACTGTAATCAAGATTTCGCTAATTAATGAAATAGGAGCTACTAAGCCTATATCTAAAGAGAGAATTAAATTCCTGTCAGACGAACAGAGGTTCGCTGTAATCACAGAGGAAGCCAACCTCATACTTGAGGAGCTTGAGCAGGGACAGCAAGGCGAAAGGATAATACCGGAAAAACAACAGGAACTATCAGTCGAGCAGGACCAGGACGCATTCGGAGTTAAGAGTACCAATCCTCCGTACCTCTTTGACGATTTAGATATAGTTGGAAAGAAGCAAAAGGGTAAAGGTAAAAAGAATAGGAGAAAGAAGTCTACTGTGATTGCTGCTGTTGAAAATATTATAAACAATCCAAATGAAGAAATTGAAGTAGGTAATGATGTGGCTCAGGCTATACGCAATAGACTATTTCAATTAATAAATGACCGTATCGAAGGTGATGCTAAACGGTTCCAGCCAGGTGTGGGACTTGAAGATCCATTCAGGTCAAACAATGTACTGGAAGAAGAGCTTGAGAACTTGGAAGCCGGTAAGACTACAATCAAGAGTGGTTTAGGTACACAGGGTAGAAGACCTGAAGTTGATACGAGTGGTACTACTGAATCTAAGATAGAGACACAAAGGCTGAAAGACCAAATAGCTACTGCGCTAAATATAGACGAGCTTACACAGGCTGATATTCCTTCAGGTGATGTTGTTAAAGTTAAAGCTAAGGTGTTAGAGGATATGGACAAGAAGAGTTTAGAGGCACAGGAGAGAGCATTGAATAAAGGATTGAGAGAGGGTGCAAGGTTAGCCAAGAATAACATTAAACAAGCCATGAGAAATATTACAGACCTAGTAAACTCGATAAGACTTCCAGAGTCTATAAAGACAAAGGAGAATCTACAACAATTAAAGGATGCAAAAACGTCTATCATAAATCAATTCCTGAAGAAGTCTGATAGGTTTATAGAGAATATATCTGAGTTGAAATCTAAAGTGGCTACTACATTTGAACGATTGGCTCTTAAAGAACAGAAGGAAAGGGTGCGCAAGTCACTTAGTAGTAAAGCAATCAAACCTAATAAAGTAGGTGGAGTAAAGCAGGGTAAATTTGATGCAGAGATACAGGTTGTACTAGATAATCTTGCAGCTTTATTCAATACTTCCGGCAAGGTTGATACTGTCACCGGTGAATCACCAGCAAGTGAACTTCTTGAAAGTCGTTTGTTTGATGAAGACATAGATGACGTACTTGGTAATCAAGTTTTAAATATCAAGGCTAATCCAAGAGAAGTCACTAGCGCTGAGGTTCGTGAAGTTGCAGACAAAATAGAGATATTGCGCTCAGAAGGCAAAGAGAATGCCAAAGCTCGTATTCTTGGCAGAAAAATTAAAAACAAAAATATTGCATCTGTAGCTGCTGATAAACTACGCACAGAAAAGGTTCAGGGTGAAATAGATACTGCTTCTTTCATACAAAAGCTACTGGCAAAGGCGAAAAAAATAAAGAATATAGGAAGATTTACTCTTGCACAATGGCAAAATTATTTAGACATCGCACTTAATTTAAAAGACGTAGACAATTCAGAGGCTATAAATGCTCTTGATGTAGAAAAAATATTGTCGGATTGGCAAGGGTTTATAAATAAATTCGGAGAGGCTTATAGGAAAAGTGCAAAAGAGGCTTATGGAATTGATAGTGATGCAAAATATATAAACAGGCAGCTAGACAACGAAAAGGTATTTAATGCTGGTAAAGAATTAATCAATCGTGGGCTGAGAGAGGAAACAAAGGGAGATAAATTTACTGGAAATATCGGTACTGATCCAAGAATTGAAAATTTTAGCATAAGCCAACTTCAGTATTTTTGGTTGTTAATGAGAGATCCTTCTTCTCATAGTACGTTTTTCGATCCTAACGGTATGAATTATACTCAAGAAATGTTTGATGAATTGTTTCAGCTATTAAGTCCGGAAGACAAACAAGCAGCTACGGCAAAGAGTGAAGTTATAAAGAGTATGCTGCCAGAGCATGACGAAGTATTTAAGAAACTAAATGGCATTAGTGTTGTGCAAGGCGTTGACACAAGCATAGACTACTTCCCCTTCTCCAGAGAGCTTGAGGGCAAGGAGATACTTGGTTTTGAAGACGATAGAAAAGCAAGGGTTTCGATTTCTAAATCTGCTCAAAAAGGTAGGGTTGATAGTAGTCTCCGATTTAGAAAAGTAAGCGCAGAGGCAATATTACAAAAGCATATTATTGAAATCAGTCATTATATAGCAACTGCAGATAAACTTACGGATGTAAGGCAAATTATGACTAACACTAAATTAAAGAAGGCAATAATATCTGTGCATGGAGAACTATTGTATGAAATGATGGCAGACAATGTTACGGATATGATAAGAGGTCGTGTTCAGGGTGGCGCAACAATAGATAGAGTTATAAACAGGCTTAATAGTGCGTTCTCACGTGCAGTTTTGAGGATAAAGCCTGTAATTGCGATAAAGCAACTGCTGTCAATACCTGCGTATTTAGAGCACATGCCTCTTCATGCTTTCGTTGCTGGACAGATTGACTTTATATTAAAATCAGCAAACGATATTGCTCATTTAAGAAAAAATAAGCAGATGCAGATACTGAGGCAAGTTCCACGAATATTTGCCAGGGATGCCAACCCTGAAGTTGCTATTGCAAACATGGCTTCCGATTCAGAGAGTATAATCCGTCTTTTGAAAGAACGCAAAACAATAAATAGGATGTTAGATGCCAACGTAAAAATGGGAGACATAGGCGCTATTTATGCTGGTGGGTGGGCTTTGTATCGTCATTTAACGACAAGAAAGAAAAACCGGCTAACACACCAACAGGCACTTGATGTAGTAGATAGAGCCACTCAAACACGCCAGCAGTCAAGGGCGTTAAATCAAACATCTGCTATGCAAAGGAGCCATGCTTTAGGAAGGTCATTTGGTATGTTCCGTTCTGCTCCCTTCTCGTATTTAAGAGCAGAAATGGAAGCCATAAGGCAATCACCATTACCAATAGTGGGCAGAAACAAAGTCAGTATGTATCAGGCAGGTCGCAAGTTTGCATTATATCATTTTGTGCTTCCTTTAATTTGGCAAGCATTGGCAGATGTTGTAACCGATGAAGACGGCTTTGATCCAGACCATTTGTTAAGAGCAGCAATTTTGGGTAATCTTAATGTGGTGCCTTTGATTGGGAACAGTTTAAGATTTTTATATGACACAGCCGTTCTCGCAGACAGAGGATTCGAGGAACGACCAATCCCATTCTTGGATGGCGTTAATCAGTTTAATAGAGGCATTAAGGATATGGTAAATGGTGGCTTGAATATGGATGCAGAAGAATTTTGGGGAGGAGTTGAGGACTTGTCTTCTGCTGCTGGAAAGTTAGTAGGCAAGCCTGTTGAGACATTTTGGCACGCTTATAAAGGAGTGAAAGATGCCAAAGAAAACGGTTTAAGCAGAGACAGTTCAGTCCAAATATTAGGACAATCGCCAATAAATTAGAATAGGAGAAATAAAATGACTATTGATGCCACAATACCAACAAGACATAATTCATCAGGGAATGGATCAGCGACTTCATTCTCGTACACAGTAAAGATTGGAGCCACATCACACATAAAGATTGTGCATACTGACGGTGATGGTGTGGAAACAGAACCGGTACTTGATACTGATTATACAGTAAACGGTTCCGGTGATGCTGGTGGAGGTACGGTTGACTTCCCTAAAGCTGGTTCATCTTATAGTACACTTGCTTCAGGTGAGAAGTTGGCAATTATATATGCCTTCCCTATTGAGCAGACTACTGATCTTCCGGATACAGGTAGGATATTCAATGAGACTGTTGAGGACCAGCTTGACTACATCACGGTCTTAAACAATCAGCATGAAGAGAAGTTTGATCGAGCAGTATTACTGACTGAAGGATCTACTCAAACCGGCATAACATTTCCGGAAGGAACATCGGCTGCCAATAGAAAGAACAAGGCAGTTGCATGGAATGATGATGGCGATGACTTGGAGCTTGCATCTTCAATCGGTACTAACAGAGGTAATTGGGCTGCATCGACAGCATATAATGCCAGAGATATTGTAAAGGATACCAGTAATAATAATATATATTGGTGTAATACTGACCATACATCTTCAGGCTCTCAACCGTTATCATCTAATGCTGACTCTGCGAAGTGGGACCTCATTGTTGATGCTGCATCGGCTACAGCTTCAGCAGGTGCCGTTGCATATAAATATACATTCAGCGATACAACTGCGATGGCTGATCCAGGAGCCGGTACATTCAGGCTAAACCATGCAACTATAGGCTCGGTAACTGCTATTGCGATTGATGATACAACTGCTGCTACTGGCAATCCAGATGTTTCAGCCTTTATAAACTCTATGGATGATGGTACCAATACGACTCATTATGGATACGTTACCATAAGGAAAGATGATACTCCTGCTACGTTTGCAGTTTATTCAATAACTGCTCTAACAGATAATTCTGGCTGGTCACAATTAACTCTTACTCATGTGGCTTCTAATGGTGCGTGGACTGATGCTGATGCAGCACATATTTCATTCACAAGGTCAGGTAACAGAGGTAATGATGCAGGTC